TTTTCGAAAAATAAAAAGACCCCTATACCATTTCAGATATAGAGATCTTTATGCGTCATACTAACTTAATGACATTGGCCTCTCGGCTGCTCTATCTGTATATCCACTATGTTACTTTAGATTCATTCTATAATCTCACTCAATGCAATTTGCCTCTATACTTTCTTGATTGGATGTCTAATTACAGTTTTCCATTTTTCAGGAGCAACCTTTCTTGCATCGGACATATAAATCTCATGGTGTAAACGCTGTTCATTTATATTATTCTCATAGCCCTGCTCCTTCAAATAATCCTCCAGCAAAGCTACTGTTGCAGGTTCCGAATCAAATGAACCTTGATGCATAATCTGGACGCAAAGCCCCTCATCAATCGTTAAAAACTCTGCCGGTGAACAATCTATTTTTTTCTTCCTGGTTGCTGTTTGTACCGCCCAGGCAAAATCTTTTTCGGTTATAAAATCAGGCAAACGAATAACAGAAATCCAATTAAATGTATCTTTGTTGCTATAATCAATTCCTTTGGTATTTTCTCGCCTGTCGGTTCGGTCAGTTCGCATCTCAGCATCCACAGGATGCTGCTCACCCTGCCACCAGAATCCTTCCAACGGCGGTACTACATATTCAAAAAATCCTTCAATTTTATAATCTGTCTTATAACTCATTTTTAATGTATAAGCAACTGCATATAAAATGCTTATTGCCTGCTGGTAATCACCACACTCTACATTCGGATTTCCCTTTCCGCGAACTGCAACATAATTCATTGGAGGAATTTTTACAATTTCCGGTTTATTCTTCGGCATATAAAATTCCTTGTATTCTTTTTTTAAATCAAACGCCATCTTTTTCATCCTTTCTTTAATCTGTCTACTCGCTCCTGTATATTACGTTCAAATTCTTCCTCTGTAAAAGCAGGGTCTTTTGTTTTTCTCCATATATCACAAGGGATATGCTCGCACTCTCCACATCCTTTCATGTCTTTTTGATTTACCACGCATTCATATATTGGACACGCCTGACCATCCGGTGCATGAAATACTTTTCCAAGACTTGCACTACACCCCTTGCACATATTCCCAAAGCACCCGCACTTGGAGCAATCTGTGCCACAACAGCTTATTATATTTACCGATTGAGCCACTTCTAATATTTCCCTCTGCTTCTTTTTACTAAATCCACCAAGCACAAGTTGATACGATTTATCCAATAAGTCTTTCAATAAATTGTCGGGCACTTCACCATCTGGTTTTATTGAATTCCAATGGGTTTTATTCATATAATATCCAGGAATGATATCTTCGTACTGTTGACGTAAAAAATCACCTTCCGTTGGTTCAAGTTTTAGGGTAATATAATATGGCTCATCAGTCTGTCCCAAACAGACTGCGACAAACATTTTCCCACCTATTTGATAACGAATCCAATTCCAATCCTTCTGGAGATCTTTTGTCACTCCTGCCTTACTAAGTAAATATTCGTCAATCCATGTATACCTCATAAATCATTTCTCCATTTTTGTTATTTTATAGCCAAAATTTTACCTTCATATTTCTTTTTCATACATTCGATACTGATCTTAATCTCCTCCCGTATTTCCTCTGGTTCCAGTAATTCTACCTTGTCCCTGAAGGACAGCAACCATGTAATCAGATTTTCCTTATCTGTGTAATCTGCGTGAAACAAAAGTTTTCCATTCTGCTGCACACTGAAACATTCCGGTCCAAATTCCTCAACTAATCTCCATTTGCAGTCTTTCTCAAATAATGCTTTGACCTTTATCCCTCCGGGAAATATCTTTTCATCGCTTAAATCCGGCATTGGCACCTGCCTTCGGGAAAACTCCTGCTCCGATATTATTACCTCATCCATTCGGTTCAATTTGAACAATCGAAAATCTCCACGTTTTATACACCATCCCCATACATACCAGCTTGACCACCGAAAAATCAGATAATACGGCTCAATGCAACGTGCAGACTCTCCTTTTGGAGAATAATAGACGAATTCCAGTTTTCTGCATTTATCAATTGATGTGCGTATCAATTCGATTTTAGGCGCAAGTGAATCCTTATACCAAGAGGATAGATCAATCAGTACCGTCTGGTTACCCACCATAAAATCAGATGAACCAACTGACAGCTTTTCCATCAATTGTCCATACCTGTTTGTTCCATTCACACTGTCCAGACTGCGCAGTCCTGCAAGAATATCCTGCATTTCTCCCCGTGTAAATAGTGTCTTATCCAGTCTATAGTTCTCCATAATGGAAATGCCGCCATTCACACCCTGTTTTGTTACAATGGGAATCCCCGCTTTGCACAAATCTTCTATGTCTCTGTTTATGGTTCGCCGGGATACTTCAAACTTTTCCGCAAGATAAGGTGCGGTAACCGTATCTTTTTGTAACAGCATTGACAAAATCCCAATCTGTCTGTCTATTTTCATGATTTCTCCTTTAACAACTCTTATGATACTATACAAAACACGTCAACTGTATGTCATGTTTTAATTATACTTATAAAAAGTCTTGTCTTCAATTATTTTATCATTCTTATCAAAATACGGAGCAGCTAAATTGCTCCGCATTCATCACACATACACCACCTCCCTCACCACAATCTCCTCCGCGCAAGCAATAATATTATTCATCTTCCCAACCCATGCCATCTGATCCTGCATTTTCAATTCTTCTGTCACTCCCTGCTGCTCTTTCATCTGTTCCACCAGCCTATCCATCATCTGATGACATTCCTCATCAATTTGGTGCAAATGTTCATTCAGTTTCCCGGCAAGCACCAGCTCCAGATACATCCCTTTCCGATGCTCTTTCAAATACGTTCTTCGCATCATTCCATACTTCCCAATCGGATATTCCGTCTCCTCCGGGAGATACAGGTCTGGATAATACAGACCGTCCTCTCCCAAAGTATAGCTGATTCCATATTCTCCCATAATGTGTTTCTCCATGATTTTCCTCCTATCTTGCCCCTCGGTCCTTGCTCTGACTTCGGGCACGTTGTGTATTTTTCTGCTCCTGCTCTATTTTCTTTCTGTTTGCTGCCAACTTCGCCCTGACACCATGTAGTTGCGGCTCTGGCTCTTTTCCGGTTTCCTGTTTCCATTGTGCGATTGCCTTCTGATACTGACTATACTCAGACTTTGCAGTTTTGAAGTCTTTCAAAAATTCCTGTACGCTTCTATAGCCGACTTTCTGTACACTCTTCGGAAGATAATCTTTCATATTCCGGATCTGGCTTGTCAAATCATCGATTTCTTCCTGCAATTCTTTTTTCTTTCTTCCTTTAAACCAACCTTTGATCTCAGACAGTTCTTTCTTCTTATCAGAACGCTGTTTCTCTTTCTTGTAAATTGTATTATTCTGCTGCTCCAGTTCATTGTAAATCTTATAAAGTTTCGGATATTTTGATGCCAGCCTTGTCATTTCCGGCTGTTTCGGTTCTGACCGGCTTTCCTCTGGCTCTTTATTTTTTACTTCCTTTCGTTCTGTTTCTGGTATTACAGTCTCCATATCAGAAGCATCTGTTTTCTGTAATTGCTCTTTCTGTTCCAATGATTCTTTATACTTTTTCACGAGTACCGTTTCTATCATCAATTCCAGTGCCTCTATCGCCATCGTAACAACTTTTGCAAATAAGTTTGGTTTGCTTCCCTTTCGGGAAATTGCACTCTTGATTGGCTCTGAAATTCTTTTTTGTTTCACTTCCATAATCTGCGGTTCTGGAATGCCGCTGATCAGTGCCATATCCACTGCCCGATTCCATTCCTGACGTTTCCGATTATCTGCTTCGATTTCCAGCGCCTTTGGATTGTGCTTTCCGATTTTCTTTGTTGCAAGATAAACGCTACCACGTTGAAATACCTGCAGCTTCTGTTTTTCAGCTTTCACATAAGCATATGCTGGATTATTCAGATCATCCTGAGTGAATACTGTGCTTTCAGATTCGAAATCCACGCTCTTAACTGCTATCTGTGGTGTACCAAACATATTGTTCACGGAGTTCATGCCTTGTGTCAGCATTGCCTGTCTGACCTGTGGATCCGAGAAATCAGGTGAAAAGATAACTGTTGGGATAGCGAAATTCTTCTGCAATTCCGCCTTTGTGTATGTGCCTTTTACACCAAGCAGAGCTCTTATAACACGAAGCTTCGCACCGGTCATAGCTTTTTCAGCCCAGGTCTTTTTCAGCAGTGCCATGTTTACCATGACGGAGCGATCAATGTATCTGTCTCTATCTTCTTTCGCAACCACAAAGGCCTGACATTTCTTCCCCCATTTATTCTTGGATTCCACCCATTGTCCAGAAAAGATTTCCGCAGCTGCCTGTGCCTGTTTTTCATCAGTAATGCCTTTTGCAGCTTTGTCAGCAAACTCAATGCGGTATTTCTCTTCTTCATCTTCCAGACAGATCACCTTCTGGTCAGTTTCTGTTCTGGCTGTTCCGTCAGCCTTGCGCATAGCTCCCTGAGCCTGTGCTCGATATGTAACCCGGTCGATACGCTCACCATATGTTTCCTTTGGATTGAACTGGATACCGGCTGCCATAGCCATTTTGTTGAGCAAAGGCTTAGATAAAGAAAACACATCTTCCCAGATGTCTTTTCCTTTCTCATCCTGCTTACCTGTCTTAACTGAACCAACCTTGAAAATATCTCCGCTGTTCTCACCCAGATCGACTGGAACCTCTTCTACATGGAATTTGTAGAATGGATTGAGCTGCACATCCGTTGCTGTCGGCACCAGCAGGTTATAATTTTTGTATGCCGTTATAACTTCCGGCAAGCTTCCTAAAACCTCTTTCATCTACTTGATAACCTCCTATTTTTGTGATAAAATGACGATGACTTTAAAAACAAAGGGTCGATAACCTGTTTTTAAAAGTTCTGACTGGTCTTGGATAGGATCGTGGGTGCCGTCTACACTCCGCTTTCCCCTTATTATCCAAGACCTTTTTAATGTTCATCACCTCCTATAAACCAATTCAGAAACCCAAACAGTGCGATGCCGAATATTCCAACAAAAACTATTTCTGAGCCAATTTCATAGCTTCCTCTTTCAAGATAAAGCTTATTTGAAAGCATATTGTAAAGAATCGTGCTTGCCAGGACTGGAAGTGCATACTTCAAAGCTCTTGCAATAAAAAGGATTCTCTTTCTCACTTTCTCTTTCTTTTTGCGGATGTAGTATTTCTCATATTCTGCCTCATTGAATTCTCGCACCACGGACAGATATACCCTTGTTTTGGAATCTTCTGTGATATACTTATATTCCATGTCTTTGCACATATCTGGCACCTTGCATACATTCATTTCCTTGCCTCCTTGTCAATGAGAATCAATTCCTTTGCGATAACGCTCTGCAATGCCATTCTGTCCATTTCGTGCCAGCTGATCGGCACCGGGCTGTTGTCCATTGCATTCAGGATCCGCTCTGCGGCCTGATGATATTTTTCAAGATCTTTTGCTGTCAGCATCTTTCCCTCCTATACTGCCAGGCGAAGCTGGCCATTTTTTTCTTCTTTCATCATCTTTTCAACAAATGCAGTTGCTTTTTCTTTTCTTTCCATTTCGATCAGACATTCTTCATGGCAACTGCACTGTTCTCCCGGATCCAGATACGCTCCGCAATCCGGACAGATTCTGTAAAAAGCCATCGTATCCACCCCTTTCATTCAATCATGTATAATTTGTTAAATGCCTTTTTGGGGATTTTCCCTGACGGATACCCCTTGGCAAGCTGTCCATCGGCTATCAGGTCCGATCTAAGGGAACGTATCATGCGATATGCCGTATCCCTGCTCACACCCATCATTTCTCTGACCTCAGCGGCTGTATAGTAAGAACGTTCCGCAGATGTAAGCTTTTTGATTACACCGTTTGCATTTTCCATACCAAGCACCTCATTCCAGATTTCTCTCAATCCAATTTTTCAGATTTTGCGTGATTCCATTTACTTCGTCTAATGTCTGAATGATTTTTTTCAGTTCCGGTTTTTCCTCTTCTGAGATAATTCCATCTGCCGTAATATCAAGAAGTGATTCCTTTGCCTCGTTTATCTTCTTTAAAGAAGAAAGCATTCTCAGGCTGATTCTATCCAGCCCTGTGTTCTCGATCTTCGGCATATTCTTTCCAAGCGGGCACATCTCACGGCAATAATTTCCTTTCAATTCTGGTGCCTTATAGCAGTCAGCCATCAAAAGGACCTCTTCCTGATATGGTATTGTGCTCCCAAGTTCGATTCTGGCTAACCTTGTACGATCAATTCCTATTTCTTCCGCAGCACCTTCTCTGCTGCTCAGACGCTCATTTGACTTTGCCGCCTCATATCGTGCCTGGCAAAACATATTAGCCGCTGCTTTCGTAGCAAATTTCGACATTTTTCTCTCCTTCTATAAGCTGTATAATCAAGTTATGGTAATTAAATTGTGTACTCTGTATCGATATCCAGAGCCTTGCTGATTTTTTCAGCAAGTGCAGGTGCATACATTCTTCCATTTATGGTGGTTGTCACATAGTTCCTGCACATCCCAACTTCACCGCATAATTCCGTGACAGACATATCTCTGTCAATTAGGGTTTTCTTTACTTCTTTGCACCATGGAGACAGTTTTCGCTTCAAAATATCACCTCCGTTTTCAACAAATGTTTATTACATTTGTTGTTTACATTTGTTTGCGATTGCATTAAAATAATCAGAAAGGAGTTATCATGGATAATTGGATTGATAATCTCAGAAGAATTGGGCTTAAACGTTATGGTGACGAAAACCGCCGGATTCTTTCTGAATTATTAAGAAACGGTATTCCTGCCGGAAACACTGTTATGTCGGAAGCATCTGCTGAGGCTCTTATCATTGCTGTGGCGGCCATGATTGAAGAAAACAATAAAGCATTGCTCTCCGATTTATCGATGTAACTCTCTCTTTTTTTGTTTTGCATTAAACATTTGTTTATTACATTTTTCATATTAATCCCAATTTGTGAATTTGTCAACCGTATTTTTTCACATTTTGGGATTTTGGAGGATTGTATGATCACTCAGCGTATTTTATCGTTGCTTGAAGAAAAGTCTTTGACAGCCACTGATTTATGTCGGGCTATTGGGATAAACACAAGCACTATGACCAATTGGAAAAATCGAGGGACTGATCCGCCTGCAAAAATGATAATCCCAATTTGTGAATTTTTAGGTGTGTCAAGCGATTATTTGCTTACGGGCAAAGAAAGAAGCTCAAAGCAAGATGTTCTCTCTGAGGATTCCGAATGGTTAGCATTGATTCACCAACTTCCACATGATGCGCAGTTGGAATTTCGAGGTGAATTAAAGGGGTACATAAAATGTTTAAAGCGACAGGAGGAAGATACTGTCGAACCTCTTAAGAAAGCAAAATAATAAGCTTCGAGTGGTACCGGAGCAGGAAGGGGAAATAAACATATGAGAAGAAAAACAGTTGCTATCATTTTGGCAAGTAGTCTTATTTCAAATATTTTTATTTCAAACAATCTTTTTGTATACGCTGCTTCTGAAACTGCATCTACTATTGCAGACAATGAAGCCATAAGAATAGATGCCGAATCTCCTGTTTCTCTAATTTGTGATACTGAAGAATACACAGTAAATGTACAACGTATTTTTTACGAAAGAGGGAATTACGCAATAGAGTTTATGATTCAAAATCATTCAGATCATGATTTTAACTTTGGCTTAGACGGTTCAGACATAGATGGTTTTCAAATTACCATATATTCTGGGGGCACTTGTATAGCTGCGGGAAAAAAAGGAGTTGCTAAATTTCATTTCAGAGAACAAGATTTAACAGATTATGGAATAAACGATTTTCAAGTATTAAATACAACTTTTTCAGAATTTCCATTTGGCACGGGTACTTCGTATCCATTGCAAATTCAAAAAGACGCTTTTTCTCAAGCGCCAGATCAGATCCAGGGAGCTGAAAACACAAAACTATTGAAAACAGTGGAAGAATTAAAGAAACAAATTGAGGAGTTGAAAGCAGAAAATGCTTCGTTAAAAGAGCAGCTTTCCAGTAGTGCAGCTACTTCTGATTCAGACACTCCGTCTTCAGATTCTGTTTCGACTACAGACAACGAAAACGATCAGCGATTGTTAAATGCTATTATAATGTGTGATGATGTAACAAACGGAAATGGTACTGATGTAATTGGACAGCGTGCATATATTGTTATACCTAAAGAAGTCTTGTCGCAGATTTCAGAAAACGGATACGCAACTTTTCTCGAGAACAAAATAAAAAATAGTGGATATAACTGGTTTTCTATAATATGTGATGACGGAACTGGAATAGTATTTTCCAATTCTTTCACCGGTCTTGGAACATATGGCGAATTAGATGATGAAGGGTGTGTGACAACTCCATTAGGTTATATATCGGCTTCCGAAAGCGGATACGAATATGAACCGGCAAACTAATCAAGGAGATTTTATGACAATTGGTGAACGAATAAAAGAATTGCGGGCTGAGGCTAATCTGCGTCAGTCCGAACTTGGAAAAGCAATAGGTTTTTCTGGCCAAGTAGTATCGAATGTCGAAAGAGGTTACTCTTTCCCGTCAACAGAATTTGTTAATCGCAGTGCTGCATGCTTCGGTGTGCCAGCAGATTACATTCTTGGCCGGACTACTTCAAGATATGCTGTTGCGGATCCGAAAGAAGTTTCCGCAGTGCAAGCAAGAACAAAAGCCCGTTTGGCTCAGTTGCAGATGAGCCTTCCGGACCTGATCAAAAAATCAACGCTGACAGAGGAAACCTGCTGTGACATTCTGGCCGGAAAGACTGTTCCTGGAATAGATGCCACTGCAAGCCTGTCAAAAGCCCTCGACACCTCTATGGATTACCTTGTGGGTAATTCTGAATACAGCTGTGCCATTGCTTCAGAAGACGAACAGGATATCATCCTGCGGTACCGTCAGTTATCCAAGAAGGGAAAACGTATCTTTTTGGGAATGATGGAGAAGATGGAAGAAGAAAAAACAGAATAGTATATTTAACTGGGGAACCGTTGGGGTGTTATGTCAGCCGCCGGACACTTTGGTGAAAGGAGGCTGGTGCTGATGGTTACATATGGTGATTTATTTACTTTTGTAATTATGCTTTGTGCAGTTGTAACTCTTGTTATCAATTTAATGCATAAAAAATAGCGCCCTCGTCCTGGTAAGATAAGGCGCTATTTTTAGCTATTGTTTTATCCGGCGGTCAGGTGTACGCTGACCAACGGCTCTCTTGTTAAGTACATTATATCTATATTCAACATTTTTGTCAAACATTTGTTGATTACATTTGTTTGACACATTTGTTTAATAATGGAGGATTCAGATGCCGGCTTATAAGTATTTCACCAAAGATGGAAAGACAAAATGGTATGCCAATTTTTACTATGAAGATTGGCTTGGCAAGCGCCAACATAAATGCAAAAGAGGTTTCTCTACCAAAAAAGAGGCTGTAGAATGGGAACGTGACTTTCTGGCCCAGGGAGCCAAGGATCCAGATATCCTGTTTTCTGCTCTGATCAAGAATTATATGTCGGACTGCAGCTCCCGGCTGAAGCTGACCACTCTGGAAAATAAACAATATCTGATTGATATGAAACTGCTGCCATTCTTTAAAGATATGAAGATCGGTGACATTACTCCGATCGTGATCCATCGATGGCAAGATGCCATGATTAATTATAGGGATGAAAAAGGCAATCCCTATTCTCAGACGTATCTGAAGACTATCAATAATCAGCTGTCCGCTATCATGAATTATGCCGTCAAATACTATAAGCTACGGAGTAACCCGTGCCTTGCGGCCGGTGCGATCGGGAAAAGCAGTGCAGATGAAATGAACATCTGGACAAGAGAACAGTTCGATTACTTCCTGACATTTGAAAAGAAAAGCGCATACCGGATGGCATTCAGCCTCATGTTCTATGGTGGGCTTCGGTCTGCAGAGGTTCTGGCCATTACTCCGGCGGATATCCTGCCGGACTGCTCCGTATCCATTAATAAGAATTTTGTGGTGATAAAAGGCGAACAATACTTCCAGACGCCAAAAACCGAAAAGAGCAAGCGTGTCGTAAACATTCCTCAATCACTGTACAAAGAGCTTCAGGACTATGTTGCCAGTATGGCCATTGAACCTGATGAACGTATCTTCTACTTCCAGAAGTCCGGAATGCGGTCAGAGTTTAAACGGGCAACTGCCAGATCTGGTCTTCCGGAAATCAGAATCCACGATCTCCGCCACTCCCATGCAAGTATGCTGATCGATATGAAATTTTCCATCAAAGAGATTTCGGACCGGCTCGGCCATGAATCGCCGGAAACAACCTGGAAAGTTTATGCTCATTTGTATCCAGGAAAAGACAGGAAGCTTGCTGACGCTCTCAATGAAGTAAGAGCCACAAATGATAATGTAGAAGATAAAAACGAATGAAACATATAACGTCATATAAGAACAAAAAATCCCCAAAAATAAGACACTTTCTCCCAATTAACATCACCGTAGCATCACGGACAAAAATAAAATCCCGGAAACCCTTGCAAATAAAGGGTTTCTGGGATTTTGCTCATTATTCAAACTCAATCGTTCCCGGTGGCTTGCTGGTCAGATCGTAGAATACGCGGTTAACTCCCTTAACTTCGTTAATAACACGATTCATAACCCTGTTCAGTACCTCATACGGAATCTCAGCGGACTCTGCGGTCATGAAGTCGATGGTCTTGACTGCGCGGAGTGCAACTGCATA